GATTACTTTACCACTGTTGACTATGTCGAAGATCATTGGTATATCTTGTCGCAAGGAGATATTCAACGTAAAAGATTCTAAGTGTATTTTACAAAAATAATAATGTAGGGTTGTATTTACATTATTACTTTACAACAGCATTACCACAGCATATTTAGGTTAATATGTATTTAGATTGTATAATATGTCGAATTCGATTATTTCTGTTGATGAGTATTTAATATACAATTCTGATGATGAACGGTATGGTAGTATATTTGATAAACCGTATATACCTATTTACGTATGTAACGACTGTCATAAAATGAAAAAATACAACGTTCCAAAAGAATACTGTGAATGTGATAAACGCAAAGAAATATGTAAATGTGATAGATATAAAGAAAGGTGTGAATGTGTTAAATGTAAACGCAAAGAAATATGTAAATGTGATAGATATAAAGAAAGGTGTGAATGCGATAGATGTAAAGAACATCATAAATGCGATAAATGTAAACGCAAAGATATCTGTAAATATAGAGAATGTTGTAAATGTGACAGATACAAAGAGAGATGTGATTGTAGTAGATACAAAGAAAAATATAAATATGACAAATATCGTAAATAGATATTGTATTAGTATATAATAAAATTAAACCAGTAAAGTTGATTGTGTATTTTTGTATCTACTATACAATTTTCACACTGATATTCATGCGGATTATTTAGTTAGTATAAATAATATTGTAATATTTAGTATATATTATTTATAATATAAAAATGTCTGATTGTGACGAGGTTTACTGTGTTTGTGACAAATATTCTAATAAAGAATGTAGTTATTGTTACTCGAAAAATAATTGTATCGCTAAAAAATCGAGTAGTTGTAAAAAAGTGATTAAAGTAGGTAAATATGGACGTGACGGAAAGGATGGAAAAGATGGCGAAAATGGAAAGGATGGTAGACCTGGTAGAGATGGATGGCCTGGAAAAGATGGTTGTGATGGTATTGATGGTCGCGATGGACGTGATGGAATTGATGGAAAAGATGGAAAGAATGGAGAGGACGGTCGCGATGGTCGTGATGGAAAAGATGGTTGTGATGGTATTGATGGTCGCGATGGTAAAGATGGTTGTGATGGAATCGATGGACGTGATGGTACTGATGGTAAAGACGGTAAAGATGGTTGTGATGGTAAAGATGGTGAAACAGGTCCTACAGGTTCGGTTGGACCGGAAGGACCGGAAGGACCGGTAGGACCCACTGGAAGTAGAGGTCGTGATGGATTTAATGGACGTGATGGTTGTGACGGGCAAGACGGTGCTACCGGACCAAAAGGTGAAAATGGTAGTGATGGTAGTGATGGTAAAGATGGAAAAGATGGAAAAGATGGAAAAGATGGAACAAATGGAACAGATGGTGATAAAGGTGACACTGGTCCTACTGGTGATAAAGGTGACACTGGAGAGAAAGGTGACACGGGAGAGAAAGGTGACACCGGAGAGAAAGGTGATACTGGACCTACTGGCGAGAAAGGTGATACTGGTTCATGTTTTTTGGTAGATTTTGCGGATTTTTACGGTCAAATGAGTCAATCTGGGATTAATGATAACCCGGATGATATTCCACCAGGTGGGTCTGTAAAATTTCCAAGTCCTGCCGTAAATCCATTTGGTTCTATACAACGTAAAGAAGGTACTAGTCCGAGTGAATTTGTATTACCTCCAAGTAGTGTTTTTGAAGTTATATTTACTGTAACCACCAATAACACTGGAGAGCTATTGATTGTATTAAATGGAAATGAATTAGTTCCTACTACGGTTGGTAAACCAGGTGGAGGCCTTCTATATGGTGTATCTATTATTACCACTCCGCCTGATGTTGATTCTATTTTAAGTATTAATAATCCAATTAGTGCACCATCGGGTGGTCTAAAAGTTGATGAATCTTCGGGTGCGTTAACTTTACCATTAAGCTGTCATTTAGTCATTAAAAAAATAGCAAGCGTGTAAAATTGAATAACTAAATAGTATTCTAGTACATAATAACGAATGATAAAACAAACAATACTATTGTTGAAAGATGGAATGTGTTATCTGTTACGATTTAATTGGTGAGACCAACAAATGTGTAACACCATGCGGTCACAACTTTTGTTTCAATTGTATTATGAAATCAACACAATACAATTCTAAATGTCCTTATTGCCGTAATGAACTAAGAGAAGAACAAGTTAATATTGAAGACAGCGATGAAGATTCCGATGACGAAGATTCCGATGACGAAGATTCCGATGACGAAACTAGTCTAATAAGCAATATAGAACCATTAACAATGGATGATTTGACAATAGATGATAAAAACACAGGAACATATGATAATAATGGATATTATAAGTATCCACTTATTATCGAAACACTCGAACAATTACAGACAGCATTACATAAATGTATTCCAGAAGGTTATACAACAACATTTAAAGACGCGTATGATGAAAATCTTGCCGACACCAATAATGTTGGTGATATATATCAACTAATAAATGAAATCAAGAAAAAAGTACCTAACTTCAACTATGCTGATATGTCACAGGAACATATAAATATGGAATATGTTTACTACGTCCAACAAAAAGAAAAATCAAATACTAAATGCTATGAAATCTTCAACAGAACGCGTCTATTAATGAAGGTAGTTGATAGTAAAAGACAAAATATACACAATCGAATAAGATACGAAATGGATGATTCTCGAAGACAAATTTGAGAATTTCATGTCATTCGTGCTAACGATAACGACCAAACAATCTGGGACATTTTATCATAAATCATATTACATGATAATTTTATAGTGTCCGTCTACTTTGGATAATTTACCTACACGAGCTGGTTCTACATTAGGGTTAGTTAAAGCTTCATTATAAGTTTTATAATCATATAATTCCATTGTATTTTTTTTTAATGCATAATCCGTACCTTGAATATTCACCTTTTGAACGTCCCATGTTATTCTTGCTACGTCCAATCCTTCTTTTTGACGTTTATCAATTTCAAATGAAGGATAATAAGAAAACGCGTTAGATTCGATTTTTCCATAACCATAACATACCATAGGATTATCATTTGATTTCGATGTGCGTGCGTAAATATTACAATCGACTGCGGTTTCCTTGACCGCTTGTAAAATTTGATTATTAATTCGCTGTTTAATACTTGCTATTTCATATAACGTTTCATCAGTAGTTACAGGAGTTTCTTTATCAATTCGACTAACATCTCGAATACGTAATTCAATATTCTTGTCACTAGTTTTTTGTTCTTGATTGAGTTTAGTTACATATAAGAACACCTCTACAGTGCGTAACTCTTCTGGTAAATCTTGGTGACTACAAATACGTCTAGCACGTCCGACAACTTGGTCTATTCTAACCATATGCCAATAAGGTTCTACAATATGAACGTGACGAGTATTCTTTAAATTAATACCTTCAGCACCTGAAGATGTAATCATAAATATTTTAATTGCTTCTCCATACATGTTATTTTCAGAAGTCTCTCTTAATTTATTAGCCACGTTTACAGGAACAAATTTCCAATCACCGTTATAAACATTACGTATAATTTCCCTTTCTTCGGATGTTTCAGTACCTGTATATAAAGCAAACTTCGGTTTACCAATATCATTTTCATTTTCGATAATCTCCCAGTCATCGGATGACTTTTTTAGTTTAAATTCAGCAAATCCATTTGCTAATAAAATCAATCGAAGAATACCAATACCCTCCATTGTTCTGAAATGGCTATATACCAAATGTAATCCGACCTTATCTGGGTTTGTTAAGTTCTCTAGAATTTGTAAAAATTTCGGACTTAATTGTGTTAACATTTCACTAGTCAGATATTTATGTTTATTTGTTTCATTATCAATTGCATTTAACTTTGAAAGAGATATTTCTATACGTTTCGTATAATTTTCAATATCTATTTTATCTCCAACTTCGTCATCTATATTTGAGTATGGGTCTACATCTTGGATACCTTCTTGGGGGATGACATCCATATCATTTTCATTCATATTATCGACATTTTTAGTAGGAATTGGACGTTCGATCTCATCCGGGAATACAAAATTACAAGCAGCACGAGAGAAAATGCGATAGGTAGATGAAATACTAAACAATTCCTCTGAGCCCTGTTGTGTTTTCTTTCGTTTCTTGGCGGCTTTCTCTCTATCAGCTTCTTCTTTGCGAATCTTTGTATAAACACCAAATTGATGGTCGCTCATTTCATTATACACTACATGATAGTTATCTCCATTTTCAGTTTGTACGAAGGAAGGAAGTAAATTCTCCTGGGCGCTTCTAAAATAAGAGGTTAAGCCTAATATACGTCTTTGGAATAAATTGATATTTTGTGCTTGTTCGGTTTCCTCATTTACAAATGTTTTCAAAAAGTCATCCGACGAATCTGGTAAACACTTGTTTAATTGTATATCAATATTCTTTTCTTGCACTTCTAGACCATTTTTGTTAAGAATTTGTAATACCTTTTTCAAAAAGTCAGAATCGCTCATATTACCAGTTTCATCCAATCTAACACCGTCATATCTTTGAAAGCTTTCACCTTCACCTCCCTTAATTTTTCTAGTTTTTGTATTGTCTGGTATAACACGTTCACGCTTAGTGCCTTTTAGAGCACCACGTTTTTTTGCGTTAATAAATCCAAAAGGATTACGGGTGATTGTTAAACGGTTACCACTATATTCTACAAAATCATGTGTTTTTAATCCAGCTTTATCAAACATATCTAAAATCCCATTTGTGTCTATCTTCTGAGAGGTTTTCACATTGATTGTCATCGTCCAAGTTTTAATATAACCTCGCAAAATATTATACAATATACCAATCTCATTCGGATAATTAATAATGGGTGTGCCAGATAAAAGCACAATACGTACATCTGTTGCTTTCATTAAATAATCGTACAATATGTATGAAATAGACGATTTTTGCTTGATTTTATTGACAATTCTACTTACAAAATTATGTGCTTCATCAATAATAACCACTGAATTATCGAAAGGATTTCGTGTCAGATTATCAGTCAGTTTGTTTATAATATTCATATTTAATCCATTATAGTTAATATCTTTGTATTTTGCACGTATCATTTCATTTAATTGTAAATCAACAGACGTCTTATCATCAGATGATAAATCCGCATAATTTGATTCTTTGTTAATATTTACTAACCAAGCACCTCTGTTTTTACGAACAAAATCGAGTGATAATGATAATGCTTTTGACAATATTGCCAAATATTCAGGATTACCATCAATCGAGATAAATTCCCAATATTGATTCTTTTTATACATATCATCACCGCATTTCTTCATTTCACTTAAAAAATTCATTTTTAAGGAAGCAGGTGTTAATACAAATACCTGTTTATTACTTTTCATACCCTCTGCTATAGCAATGGAAGTACATGTCTTACCTGAACCGAGACCATGGTATAATAACAATCCTCGATAAGGGGTATATAAATTCAAATAATCACGAACAATTCGTTGATGAGATAACAAGGTGAATTCAGTTGAATCACTACGATTATCGCAACTAACCACTTCATCTGAATCACGTAATTCCTGTTCTCTTGGTTGTAACAGTGTATTTAATTTCTGAATAAATAATTTTCGATTATTCATGTAATAAGGTGGTGCAACAATAATATTTTTTTCACGTTCTTTTGGTAATCTATCCGCAACCGTTTGTGTTCGTATTATTGCTGTGGTTAAATCTACATCAACGCCCTCTTCTGGTTTTTCTATAATAACCTTTTCTTTCGGTTTTCTTCCACGTTTCTTTGGTTCTTTAATTATTTCTTCTACTTTTTCTTCCTGGATTTCAGTTTCAAATTTGGCGGGTTCTTCCAATTCTGTTAATTGAGTAATGGTTTGTAATTCTTTATCAATGGCAGGTGGAGGAGTGATAACGCGTTCAGAAGGTATATCAAACACTTCTTCCTCAGTTGTCTGTTCTGGTATTTCTGGTATCTCAATTGGTTCTTCATCAGAAAGAGGAGCTGTTTCTTGAAATTCAACAGGTTTATCTATCTTAGTTTCTATATCAATAATTTGAGGGGTGGGAAGTTCCTTTGGTATATACACATCTAAAATAGCAGCAGGACTAGGACGAGGTTTTACAGCAAACACATCTTGCTTTCGTAATTTATCCAATACGATATCACGATTAATTGTAGAACTACGACGTTTATCTAAAATAGCAACTGCTTTTGATTTGAATTCTTTATCTTGAATAAGTTTTTCATCTTTTTCCTCCGAAATAGGTTCAACTATTATAGGTTCTTTATTAAAATTTATTTTTATTCCGGTTTGTGTATTAGGTATTACCTTTGTTTGTAATAGTTCTAAATATGTATTCGGAACACTCATTACCTTATAATATGTATATAGTAACAATACAAATTATATATTTATTTTGTTTATCTATGATTCATTGTTTTACCTAGAATTTGTTTAATTTATGAATAGCATCTTCACAAGCTATTTGTTCGGCCTTTTTCTTTATCTTGTGAATACCTTCACCCATAAATACAAAAATACGATTATATTGTGACATATGTTGATGTATATCTGTATATTGATTAAATTGTGTAATAGGTATCGACATACTTGGATTCACCGTATGAATAGGTTGCCCCAAACATAGATATACACCCATATGATATCCTACTTCGGTGTCATGTTCCTTAACTTCCATATAATGAGGTGTTACTTTAAACTCCTTTTGAATCTTTACCTGTAAAATATTCTTATAGTTATCATCATTCTTTATTAAATTAATCCAATCCACATGTTTTTCAAATACATTTTCTACAAATACTTGTACCATTTGGAACCCAGGACCAGTTGTAAATAAATCTTTAAACCAATTTTCGTCATCATGAACGGATATCTTATTAAAATCTAAAAACATAGCTCCAATAAAGGACTCAAATAAACATCCTAGTTTTTTTAGATTCGTTCTAGTTTGTTTGGCTTCCGCGTGTTTAGAAATAATTAGCCATTTATGCAGTCCCATTTCGTATGCGATTCTACCAATCGATTCGTTTTTTACCAATGCTATTTTCTTTTCTGTCATAAATCCTTCGTTTTCTTTTGGAAAGCGTTTGTATAAATAATATTTTGTTATACACTCTAATACTCCATCGCCAACAAACTCTAATCGTTCGTTTGATTTAGTATATAATGGTAAACAATCATCTGGTTGTTGGACTATAGTAATATTGTTATATTCATTTTCAATATCAGGGCGTTTGATGTAAGAACGATGAACGAACGCCCTTTTATATAACATAGAATTAAAAATATTAGCATTTATGCCATATTGTGATAGTATGGTCTTAATATCATCATCAGTAATAACTTTATTTAGGGGATTATATGGGTCAAATATGTATGTTTCTACGCCATTTATGTTGTTTTCAATTCGGATGTCTTCATCGATATTCATTTTATTTTTTGAATAAAATGAATCTTATATACCATTATAATGATTTACGTTTATATGGTTTCGATATAATATTATATATTGAATGTCAAATATAATATTTAGTTAATATATAAATTATGGTACTAAGTGGTTCCAAAAGAACAACTCACATAGCAAGTATTGTTAATCAGGATACTGGTGGAGGAAGCAAGAAGGCTGGTCTTCCTTATCAAATTGGTCGCGAAGCATCTATTAGTGTTGCTTTCCGTAATACATCCAGCAATTTAATTTTCTTACAAGGTCCAAAAGCCATGTTAAAGAATAAACTTAAAATTGCTATGTACTATTTAAATAAAGCCCTGAAAGCACAGACTGAGGCTGATGCGTTAGTTGTTTCAAAAATTGCTACGGCTGATGCTTTAGAAAATGTTACTGTTACGGCTGATGATAATGACGCTGCTATTCAAGGTAAGATAGACACATTGGCTGCTATCGACCCACAGACTCAGGCAGAGACTGACGCAATTGCTGCTTTACAGGCAATTATTGACGCACGTGCTGCTGTCGCACCCCATGGTGGATTGGTTGCTGCCGAGCAGGCAAAGGTAGACACCGCTCAAGCAAATCTCGACGCATATACAGCCGATATATAAATTATTGTGCGTTATATTGTTTATTTATGATATTTAATAAATAATAAAAATATTTAGTAAATATATAATTATGGTATTAAGTGCTACTAAAAGAGTGTCAGCTATATCAAGTATCGCTAATCGGGATACTGGTGGAGGAAACAAGAAAGCGGGGCTTGCTCATCAAGTAGGTACGGACGCATACGCTGCCGTCCATATTGGTGGTGTTTCTAACGGTGTTCGTTATTCCGGCCCCGGTCTTACAAAAGTTTCTTCCAATGTGTACCCTTTCGCTAAGCCTTCCCGTCCTATCGGAATGAGTCCATTGGTTTGGCGTTAAATTATATACATTCAAAACAATATAATAAAGTTATCATAGTTATTATATTCTTATTATCATGAAAATCACAGTAGATGAACGAGAACATGCTCTGTATGAACGACTAGATGATAAATTAAGCTGTATGAAAACACCATCATTTGTAATATTAGAAAAAGAAGTATTACCTTTGGGAGATATTCTCATTCAAACGGATGAAGGTAAGAAAGTTATGTTAATCGAACGCAAAACATATACGGATTTACTAGCATCTATCAAAGACGGTAGATATGAAGAACAATCATATAGACTTATTCATTCGTCTGGGTTTCCATTACATTCAGTAGTATATTTATTAGAAGGGTTATTATCACAAATTAGAACACCTCTGGAAAAGAAAATAGTGTATTCTTCCATGACTTCTTTACATTTTTTTAAAGGCTTTAGTGTTTATAAAACAGCTACTGTAGATGAAACAGCAGAATGGTTAATTTATACAGCTGATAAAATAGAACGTGAGTTTGGCAAAGGACATATACCATATTATCTAACCCCTAATTTTGCGGGTACATTACGTTTAAGAGACCAAGAATTACAAACTAACAACACTAATGCAGAACAAACCTCAACCACACCGTCTAGTAGTAATTATTGCTCGGTAGTTAAAAAAGTAAAAAAGGAAAATGTAACACCTGAAAATATTGGTGAAATTATATTATGCCAAATACCCGGTATTAGTTCGATAACAGCCATTGCTATCATGAATCATTTTAAATCATTCAATGATTTTATACAACAAATACAGGCGAACCCACAATGTATAGATGAATTAACTGTTACATCTAATGGTAAAACACGAAAAATTAGTAAAACGTCTATTGAGAACATTCGTCAATATTTGCTATACTCTAAACCAGACGTAGAAACTGAAAGTACATCTACATCTACATCTACATAAATATATGGTATGATTCAAAGTCATATATTTATAGAACATCGAGTGGTTTTTCTATGTTACTTGGTAATTCCTTAAAAAATGCAACATTAGGTCCTTTTCCAAACACTGGTCGAGTTATTTCTCTATCAGCGTATTTACCAGACTCAATCGCATTTCGTGTATATTCAATACCACCCCAATTTGGGTCCATCGGATTATCACTTGTCACTGTATTTTTAGTTGAATCGTGAATTGCGTCCAAGTTGGTGTAAATGCCAACATATTGACCTTCAGGGTCGAAACCTGGATAATTATCTTTATTATATGGATAATTCATACGGTTTGCGTCAGACACATTTACTATGTTAGAATTATCATTTGACGCGGATAAACCACCTTGTAAATCAAATGGACTAGGACGCATACGATAAACGTTCTCACCTTGAGTATTTACTTCTTCTTGTAAATAAAGTACAGGACAATTCATACCTTTAGACTCTTGTTCTCTTACGAATTCAATATATTCATCTAAACTTTCAAATAATATAGGATTACTCCCTTCAACAGTTGGCTTTTTTGTATTATAAAGTGCTAAAGCATGCCCTTTTTTTACTAGCATATCAGGACATGAAGAATCGGGTGATGAGTCCATGTTCTCGATATTTGCTTTTTTATTAATAATTTTTGGTTTAAAATACATTGTAGCAAATAATCCTAACACAAATATGATTAATAAAAATAATATCATAACTTTACGTGTAGTTTTCATAATTCTTATACTATATGATGGGAAAATAATGACCTTTAACAGAAATTTCTTTTTATATATTATAAATGCCAAAATCTAAGACATCTTCTAAAAATCCAAAATCGAACAAATCAAAACAAGATAAGACTAAGACTAAGTCTAAATCTAAATCTGTTAAAAAAACTCCCAAAAATAAAACAGTAAAGACTGTTAAACCAATACCCGAGCCCGAAGATACAGTGGTTCTTATATATGCCAATTGGTGTCCCCATTGTCAAGCAATGAAGCCAGAGTGGAATGAATTAAGAAATCAATTAGGTCATACAGTTGAAACCATTGAAATAGAGGATTCTGATTTTGATAAAGACATGAAACTTCACAATATTGAGAATCAAAAATTAAATGGCGAAAAAATAGAAGTATATGGATATCCTACGATGTTTAAGATACATAACGGTCACATTGACTATTATGGTGGAAATAGAACTGCATCTGAGATGTATAATTGGGTTAAGGGTAACATTTCAGGTGGTTATAGTAAATCTAAAATTCGAAAATCAAATCTTAATATCAAATCAAAATAGATAAGACATTCACTCTATAAGAATTCACAATTGATTATTCTTATAGAAAATTGATAAAAATTCTATAAACTATTATATTGCAAAAGATTCAAAAAGTAACGGATATCATTCAATAGTATTCGTATAAAATATGGCTGCCACGTCTCAGAAAAAGATGGGTATTCGAAAAATGTTTCGATTATTCGACTTTAACGTATATGATGAAGATAATTCACAATCTGAAGTAGATTATAGTGATGATTCATCTGAAGATGGTAAGTATAAGTATATAAAAGATGAGAAAAACTTTGTTATCCAAATGTTTGGAGTTAACGAGAAAGGAGAAACTTGCTGCTTATATGTAGAAGATTATAAACCGTTCTTCTTTGTAAAAGTTGGTGATAATTGGATGGAATATGATAAACGTTGTTTTGTAGATGAACTAAAGCAAAAATTGGGAAAGATGTTTCAAGATTCGATTATAGAAGCCACCTTGGTAAATCATCACAAACTATATGGATTTTCGGGAGGAAAGAAACATAAATTTATTAAGCTCGTATTTAAAAATATTACAAGCATGAACAAAACCAAAAATCTGTGGTATGATTATGTGGTCGATAAACGTTCTGGTGAGAATGTACGTAGGCGTACGAACCTAATTTCAAAAAAGACTGAAATCGAACTATATGAAAGTAACATACCTCCATTATTGAGATATTTCCATGTTAATTCGGTCAGTCCATCTGGATGGGTTTCATTTAACACAGCTCGCATGATAAAACCGCCGATTGCTACAACGACATGCAAATATGAATATAAATGTTCGTTGAAAGATTTAACACCTATGCCTGAAAAAGAAACACGTGTTCCTTATAAAATATGTAGTTTTGATATTGAGGCGAGTAGTAGTCATGGTGATTTTCCAATTCCAATTAAAACATATAAGCGTTTTGCTACCAATTTGGTAGATGTGTTTTTACGGCAATTACAATTTTTAGATAGCCAAAATAGTTTATCTTTACTACAAAAGTGTGTGTTAGCTTCTTTTGGATTTGGAAAATTTGATGATATTGACCTGGTTTATCCAAAATCAAAGGTGACAAAAGAATTTATACAAAGCAAGATAGATGTTTTAGTAAAAATTCCTATAGAAAAAGCGAAAGACGAGCATATGAATGATGAAACATCACAATTACTTCAGATTGATAAGATATTTGATAAAATTAATAAGGAATATCAAACTCAATTTGAAAGTGGAGATAGTGATGAATTAGAACCTTCAAATAATGATGAATCGAATGAATATGGTTATACACCTTATGAAAAGAAAATTAAGACGAATAAAAAAACCACAATAATCGATGTATTATTAAGTGAAAAATATGACCGTGAAGAGAAAATTCAACTGACAAATGAAGTAATCACATTGATGTTTCCTCCTCTTGAGGGTGATAAAGTTACATTTATTGGTTCAACGTTTATGAAATATGGTGAATTAGAACCTTATATGAATCATTGTGTAGTACTTGGAACGTGCGATGATGTAGATGGTACTATCATCGAAACCGCTAAAACAGAAAAGGAATTATTACTACAATGGGCGAAGCTAATTCAAAATGAAAATCCAGATATTATGATTGGATATAACATATTTGGTTTTGATTATGAATTTATGTTTCGTAGAGCACAAGAAAATAAATGTGAACGAGAATTTTTAAAACTATCCCGTAAAGTTAACGAGTTATGTGCTAAAGAAGACCGAAATACTAGACAATTAAATATTGAAAACACCAAAATGCAAATAGCGAGTGGCGATTATGATCTGAGATATTTTAAAATGTCAGGTCGTCTACAAATAGACATGTATGCGTACTTTAGACGTGATTTCAATTTATCATCCTATAAACTAGATGATGTCGCAGGTCAATATATTAGTGATGGTATAAAAAAAGTAGTATGTTGTACTCATTCAGAATATGGTAATGTTACTGAGTTATATAGTAAAAATTTGACTGGATTACATAAAAATGATTATATTCATATTGAGTTCAGTGGTGTAACTTCAAATTATTATAAAAACGGACAAAAATTTAAGGTGTTGGATATTGAGTTTAATAGAGAAGTCATTGAGAATGATAAGACGAATATATTCAATATTATTATTATTAATAATCACGAAACCGCCTTGGAAAATGCAAAATCAATTAAATGGGGGACCGCAAAGGATGATGTTACGCCACAGGATATTTTCCGATTAGCAAATGGTTCATCTACTGATAGAGCTATTGTTGCGAAATACTGTATTCAAGATTGTAATCTAGTTCATCATTTATTGAATAAAATAGATGTTATTACTGGATTTACAGAAATGGCGAGTATTTGTAGTGTACCGATTGACTTTCTCATATTCAGAGGCCAAGGCATAAAATTAACCAGTTTTGTTGCTAAAAAATGCCGTGAAAAAAATACTCTAATGCCGGATCTAGAAAAAACTGGCGAAAATGAAGGATATGAAGGAGCGATTGTTCTTCCTCCAAAATGTTCTATGTATATGGATAATCCGGTGGCTTGTGTAGATTATGCTTCTCTATATCCATCTTCTATGATTAGTCAAAATTATTCACACGATAGTAAAGTTTGGACTAAAACCTATGATTTAGATGGTAACTTGATTAAAATTACTGGAGAACGAGATAAAGAGGGAAATTTCATATATGATAATTTACCTGGTTATCAATATATTGACATTGAATTTGACAATTTTAAATATATTCGTAAAAATCCAACTTCCAGAGCGGAAAAAACCAAAGTAGGACATATGAAATGTAGATGGGCTCAGTTACCGGATAATCAAAAATCAATTATGCCATCGATTTTGGAAGAATTATTAAAGGCCAGAAAGGATACGCGTAAAATGATTAAAACCGAGAAGGACCCTTTCATGCAAAATATTTTGGATAAGAGACAATTAGGATATAAGGTTACAGCGAATTCTCTATACGGTCAATGTGGTGCTAGAACATCCACGTTTTACGAAAAAGATGTAGCAGCATCAACTACTGCCACAGGACGTATGATGATTACATACGCACGAAAAATGATAGAAGAAATATATGGTGATCTTGTGTATGAGACAAAATGTCATGGACCTATGAAATGTAAAGCTGAATACATTTATGGAGATACTGATTCGGTATTTTATACCTTAAATTTAGAAGACCCTGATACAGGTGAACCTATACGAGGAAAAAAAGCACTAGAAGCAACTATTGAAATATCGAAAGACATTGAAGTTGTATGTAGTAATTATTTGAAAGCACCCATGTTCTTAGAATATGAAAAAACCCTTATGCCGTTTATCTTATTGTCTAAAAAGAGATATGTTGGTATGCTGTATGAAGATGACCCGAATAAGTGTTATTTAAAATACATGGGATTATCGATTAAGAGACGTGATTCATGTGACTATTTAAAAGATGTATATGGCGATATATTAAATATCCTTATGAAAGATAATAATATAGAAGGGGCTATCAAATATTTGGAGAAATCCTTGACAACCTTGATTGAAGGTAATGTACCAATGGATAAACTGACAATTACAAAAGCATTAAAGAGTTATTATAAAAATCCGAATCAAATCGGTCATAATGTATTAGCAAATCGTATAGGACAACGAGACCCTGGAAATAAACCTAAACCAGGTGACCGTATGAAATTTGTATTTATTGTGAATAATAATCCAAAAGCATTAATGGGCGATAAAATAGAAACACCTGAGTATATTATTGAAAACAAATTACAAATAGACTATACTCACTATATTACTAATCAATTGATGAAACCACTACAACAACTATTTGGATTAGCATTGGAACAGATATGGACTATGCAAAATAAAAGGTCAGCAATTAAAACCTTTCAAAAAGATCTACGTAAACTAGAAGAGGAGGAAGGTCATGATTTTGAAACATTTATGAAGAAAAAGGAAAAATTATGTAGTGCAAAAATCAAAGTATTGTTATTTGACAAGGTACTTAGCACCATTTATAATCAAAAAAATAAAATTCAAACGTTGGATACATTCTTCACTAGACATAAGTAATATAATAATGGCTACACATGTAAAAATATAGTATTACAAAATAATATATTTTTTATTCAATCTCCGCTTCTAATTCTTCTTCAGTAACTTCTCTTTGAGTTCTAAACATTATAGGAATATCAAATAATAACGTCGTATTATTTCGCGAAATATCGGTAGTTACTTGATTATCCAATGATTGCACTAATAAATTTCTTATTTGTGATGATATTTGGTTTGTTATAAGGTCATATGATTCTCTTGTAGAATCAACAATTGTAGGAATATTATTTGCTGATATATCGACTGAACTATTATTTGATATTTCACGTATATCATGTCTACAAACCGGACATCTAACATTCGTTTGAAACCAGTCCATAATTGCGGTTTCTCGGAAACAATGTCTACAGTAACGAATCATACATATTCTATCACCATTAGTAAAATCTTCCATTGTAATAGGACATCTTGTATTTATTAACGACAAATTATCTCTATAAATAATGATTCGTGTTGCGTTATTAATCTGTTCTTGTGTTGGACGTACAACTACATCCGTAAACTGTGTCGCTAAATCCGGAAATATAGTAGAAAATATATCCGATGGTTGGAAAAATGTATTCGTGTGAGTTACACCTGTACGTTCAGGTTGTGTTCTTGGTGTATTATTAATATTCTGATTCGGCCGAAAAATATTTGAATTCAAATATTGATTCATGTATGGTTGAGATTGAGACACACGAATATCACGCCGATACTCATCTATTAATGACAGAAACCGAGACATATTTTCATTATAAATACGCATTGTATTATTGTAACCGGTCATTACATTGTATAAGTTATGTAATGTATGATTGTTACGATTATCGTTTAAATTATCAGATTGCCTTCTAAAAAATTGCTGTAATGGTACAGAACCAGAATTATTCATATTAATTAATTATATTATAAATGGTGTAAAGAAATATCTATATACCGTTTATAATATAAATTAATGGAATCATCTAAATATAAAACAAATGGAATTACTGGAATGGAAAATATCGGAAATACTTGCTTTTTAAATTCATGTATGCAAGTTATAAATCATACATATGAATTGAATGACTTTCTTGATTCCGACAAATATAAAAAACATCTTAAAGAAAACAATATCAATACAGATGCTCTTACAGCATGGGATGAATTACGTAATATAATGTGGAGCGGTAATGGTGTTGTTTCTCCGAAAAAATTTGTTACTATTATGCAACATATAGCGAAAGAAAAACATCAGGATTTATTTACTGGATACAGCCAAAATGATATGCCTGAGTATTTTATGTTTTTTATTGATTGTATGCATAATAGTATTTCACGTAGTGTTAAAATGAAGATATCTGGAGATGTTATAAACGTTACTGATAAATTAGCAGTAGAATGTTATAAATTACTCCAAAGTATGTATGAAAAGGAATATTCGGAAATATTAGATTTATATTATGGAATTTACGTAAATCAAATTACTGATATAAAAGGGGAAAAATCATTAGTATTAAAACCAGAATCATATTCTATGTTAGATTTACCCATTATTGAAGGGAATAATGTTAAAACTACCTTATATGATTGTTTTAATTTATTTGTGAAACCAGATATTCTTGATGGAGATAACGCATGGTTTAATGAAAGTACAAATACAAAACAATCCGCATTGAAAAATGTCGTTTTCTGGAATTTTCCAAAGATATTGGTTATAGTATTAAAACGATTTACACCTGATGGACGAGGTAAAATAAACGTTAAAATCGATTTTCCTATTGAAAATTTGGATTTGTCACAATATGTATTAGGTTATAACCCAAAATCATACGTATATGATCTATTTGGTATATGTAATCATACTGGCAATACTAATGGAGGTCATTATAGTACGTTTGTGAAACATGCTAGTAACAAATGGATACATTTTAATGACAATATAATCGAAATAGTGGACGACCCGGTAAAAATGGTTACGCCGATGGCATATTGTTTATTTTATCGTAAAAAAAATAACCAAATATAATATAAACCTATGTCTGGTACAGATAATAAAATAGATAATAATAAGAATGTAGATACCCCTAGTTCTACCGATGAGTCTATTAATCAAACTACAGATGAATCTGTTAATAAAGCTATTGAAGATACTATTAAAAAATCTATCGATGATTCTACCCCCGATTCTATTGATATCGAACTAAAAGACGTTACTGTTGATGTCAAACTCAGTGATATTACAGGTGGTCTTTTTACTACATCAAATATGTTT